GAGCCGGAGCATGAGCTTAAGCTAGAGTGGCGAGACTTCGCTTCGGAGATTGCCCCATATAAAGCGAAAATCGCCCGTCTGACGGCTTTTCTTTCAGAAGTGGAGGAATCCTCGGCGGCAAAGCATATCGTAGCGCAAATCGAGGAATTGGACGCAAATATCGAAGCCCTGAAGCGTGAGGAAGCCCTGCAGGAGGTCGAGAAACGCAGGATGGTAAGTGCAGAGCAGGGAGCGGAGCAGAAGGCAGCGGAAGTGCAGAAGATGGTGCGTGGGATGTCCGGCTTTACGTCGGCAGAGCGGAATGAAATCATAAGGGGAGTAGTCCGGGAAATGACATGGGACGGCGAGACCCTTTTTCTTATGCTTTAAAAATTCCTCTTTTTGCCACTAATGGTTTTCCTTTAACATTTTAGCCCTCCTCTCTCGCGTAATCTGTGCCGCACATCATCAAACCATTTGTTGCCGCCTCTGTGTTCATTTGCAACGCTGCCGCGCTCTCCTGCATCTCAAACGGCGGATCGGTTCCAATGGCTGCGGTATTGTCGCCGCAAGCTATAACCGGCGTTGTGGTGCCGTTTCCTGCTGTTTCTATGCTTATAACGCTTTCCCGCGTTTCAAATGGCGCATATTCCCCGATAACCGTTAGATCATCGCTGCAAGGCATAACCGGCGTTTCTATGCTCTCTGCCGCCGTTCCTATGGTTATTGCCCCTTCCTGCATCTCAAACGGTGCCTGCAATCCTAAACAACATTCAACGCCGCAAACCGCCTGCCCGCTGATCGGGTTATCCTCATGCACAAAAGAAAAGCCGCCCACATTCTGAATGTAGCCGGTTTCCTTCCTCTCTGTTATGTTGTTGTCAAAATTGCAATATTCTGTGTCGGCTGCTGCCGGTTCAAACGCCATAAAGATCAGATCCTCTAATCTGTACTTTATGACGGTTTCCCGCTGCATCGCAAACATGAAATAAATATTTAATGGCAGGATCTCGTCAATGATGCTGTTTAACGTATCCAAACTGCCCGCATCGGTGTTTATTTCTACGATCATTTCCATGTTTGTAATGTCGTTTAATAACGTGATGCCCTCCGAATAATTGGATAACATCGCCATTAGTTCGGACAGGCTCATTTTGCGCCGGTTCATCATGGAAAGAATGTATATTTTCCGATCGTCCAAACTCTGCGCCGCCTTTGGTTTTATCCCTAACAGCTTTTCAAACCTCATAACGCCGGTTTCGTCTGCCGTAAACACAAACATATTTCGTATAACTTCATTGATTGATACATTCAGCTTTGAAAACTCTATATCCTCTGCCTTTGCAATCTGCTGCATTTCCTTGATCTGCTTTATCACTGGAGGATAATGGTTTAATATTAAGGTCTGCATAAAATCACGCCCCTAACCGGTATTGCGTTCGGATCTAAAAGCAGGTTTTCCTCTTTGCCATTTAAAGCTGTGTCCTGCACATCTACAATCCCCTCCACGCTTGCGATTGCCGCGTTTACCTTTAATATTCTTACGGTTATATGTTCTTCATTCTCCCAACCTTTCGCCAACTCCAAAAAATAGCCGTCTATCCGCTCTTGTATGCTCGGTAACAAGTCCTCCCATACATAGCCGGTATCTATCGTTATTTCTGCCTCGATTTTTACCATTTCCGATATGCAGGGGTAAATATCCACTACATGAAATATTGTCGCCTCTCCCTCTCCCTCGCCCTGCTTGCCAATCGGATCTATGATTTCCTGCACATCTGATACAAGGGCATTGTTTGGCGTTTTATATGTGCTGTCAAGAAAATATATCTTTATTTTCTTTTCTTTCTGTGTCACGCGGTATATTTTGCAGGCTCCGACTCCCTCTATTTCGTGCATCATCGCTTTGTACTGTGCGCGATTGCCGCCAAATGCCTGCGCCGCCGAAACAATGGAAATGTACCGCGCCCGAAAAGCCTCCGTTTCTTCATCATCTCGCGCCGGTTTCAAAAGTTCCGTTAATTCCCCGTTGTCGAAACCGTCTATATATTCAATCGGTGCCAGTTCTTCCTGCTTTATATTTCCCTTTGTGCCGGTCTGCTCGCACATAAGCCGGTATTTCCTCGGCTCTATCTTTTCAGCGCATATATAGGTTAATTCCCCTGCCGAAAAGCGGGCGTTTAATTCCACATCAATATTAAATTCCGCTTTCCAAACTGCATTAGATGCCGGAAACGGTTCTATGCCCCTTTCCTTTGCCCTTAATATTAAATGCTCTCGGTCTGCTGTTTCCGCATATCCGTTTTGGTCTATCAATCCCAATTCAATATATGCCTGCTCAAACTCGGCGGCGGCTCCCCTAAAGGAATGATCTATAAGCGTTCCTTCCTCGGTGTTCGTGTCCGGATCTGTCGCCTCTTTCAAGTCAATCATAATATTGTTTTGCGTCTTATCATCAAATAACATCTTATCACCCCCTTATGCCGCTGCCGGTCTTGCGATCGCCTCGTCCTTAAATTCTATTTCGCCGTATATGGTGTTTGCCATAAATGATACGGTTAAGGTGTCGCCCGCCATATTTACGCTAAATTCTGTTATGCTCTGTATGTTCTCATTTACAAGCAGGCAATCCTCCGTCATTCTCTGCGCCTCTGCCTCTATATATTCCTCTGTATATCCCTTTCCTATAAGATCCTCAAATTCGTTTCCGTAATCCCATGTATAGATATAGTACCGGTAACGCGGCGTTTGCAGAACAAGCCATATCCAAACCTTTATAGCCTCTTTCCCTTCCACTATTTCGCCGGTTAGCTGTCCGGTTTTAAAGTCTATGCCGTATTCCCTCGGAGGCTTTATTTCTTCCTCCAGTTCTTCTATTTCGTCCTCGTCCTCAATATATGCCGGTAATAAATTCATGCGCTACACCAACCTTTCCAAAATAATATACAATTCATCACTGATCCGGTAAACCGCCACTTTATCGCCGCTCTTTAGTGGCGCAACGAATGTATTCTTATCTTTTTTTGACGGTGTATCATCATAAACCGCACAATGATAGCCGGTTTTTAAATGTTCCGCTATCAGCAAATCGCCGCCCGATAATGTCAGCTTGCCGATCTTGCAGCTTGCCGCGCCGGTCATTACGCCTATTTGGATCGGCGCGGTATTGTCCTTTTTCCCCTCATTCCTCATTATTCCTAATATTTCCTCGTATGGGTTGTTCATTCCCGCGCCCCCCTCTCTCTATTCCTCGTTTTCCTCGTATTCCTTGCTATCCATGATATTTTTAAAATTTAACTCCAAACTCATTATGTGTGTGCCGTTCTCCCATGTGTGGGTATCGCTGTCAATCCAAAACAGCCCATTTAATCCGGTTGCTTTGTCGTAAACCTCTACGCCGTTACCCGCGATGCACTTTAGATCGCCGTTTATCCCCTCAACCGTTACCCGCTTTTCTATGCCTTGCAGCATACTTTTAGCCGCCGCCTGCTCGTTTATCCCCTTTTCCTTTTTATAAATCTGCTGAAAGAGACCGTATTTTTCTACCCATTGCTCCTTCTTTACCTCCCCTACCTGCTTCCCCTTTTCATCATAAATCTTTACCGCATTGACCATGTTTTCCATAGTTTCCTCATACTCGGTGTTTGTTATGTTGCATTCCTCTGCCAGCACAAAATTTTTCACTTTCTTCCCTTTTACCTCAACCGACAATTTGGAGCCGTTCATGCGGCAAATATATTTTTTTCCGGTCTGCTTTGCTGCTTTTGTATAGGCTTTCATAATGATGTCATAAAACGTGTCGCCATCTAATATCATCTTCTTGATAGGCGCTTTTGTCTTTACAAGGCTCCCAATTTTAATCTTTAAATCTGCGCACACTTTCTTCGCAATCCTTTCCGCTGTTGTATTTGAAAAATTATAAACTCCTGTACTTTTCAGAAGGTGATTGAGCAGATCATAGCATGTATAAGTGATTGCCCCCGTTTCGCTTGTCCTTTTTACGCTTTGAACTTCACCACAAAAAATCATCCATCCATCTTCATACAGTTTGATGACTTCCCCTGCTCCGATATTCAGTTTTAAATCTGTTATATTTTTATCATTTGGCGCATTGACAACCGATAGTTCTACTGTACGTGCAGCCTGGGACACGGAACCGCTCCAAGTAACACTTATAACCGCCTGCGTAATATCATCTGTGTATGTGCAATCTTTCCTATTCCGGATCCATTTTACCTTCATACTTTCACCACCAGCTTTTGACCTGGATAAATTGATTTTGGATTGTCTCCGATAGTTTTTTTATTTTGCTTATAGATCGCTTTCCAGTTGGCGGTACTTCCAGTAAGTTTTTTTGCAATTTTTGTCAGGGTGTCCCCCTTCACAACCGTATACGTCCTACTTTTTACTTCTTTGGATGGCCGAAGCGTTACCATAGATATTAAATTTTTTGTGACCTTTTCTTTTTTCTTGGACTCCTTCACCTTTACTTTCCGGTACTCCTTAAATTCTAATGTGAAATTTATATCTTTTGTTCCATCATTCTCCCCCCATACAAAACTCTCTATCGTACAGTCCATATTGATCGGCGTGCCAGTCATGGTAAGGCG